TGGTAGGGCTGAAACAGACAAGCCGGCTATTATACGCTTTTTCTCTTCCGTAGATGAATGTAGCGTCCAATGCTTCAATGATGAATTTTTGTGGCTGCAAGATTATATCAAGCCATCAAAAATTATCGTGATGATTAACTCGGAGGGCGGTTCAGTTCTTTACGGAATGAGCACATTCTCAATCATACGCTCTTGTCCTATTGAAGTTGATTGCGTAGTTGAGGGTATTGCTGCTTCGATGGCAAGCATCATTTGGGCAGCTGGTGACAATCTGTTCATGCACGATTATTCGTTGCTGATGATTCATAACCCCTTCAACGCTAAGAACATTGATAACGACCCGTCGCTCAAGCAGACCGTGGAGGCTTTCCGCTCTCAGCTTGAAACCATCTATACCAAACGCTTTGGCCTATCCAAAGAAAAAGTAGCTGCCATTATGAATGGCGAAGGTGAAGCTGACGGTACATTCTTCAGCGCGTCTGATGCGGTTAAGGCTGGTTTCCTCCCGGCTGAGAACGTTATCAAAACTTCAAAGAAGGTTCGTGACAAAGTAAAATGCGAGATGGAAGGTATCGTAGATACCGCTTCAATTAGAGACATCATGTCGGCTGTATCTGCCGAAGTGGATGAAAATAAACTTCTTGAAGACATCAGCGCTATTCGTAATCGAAAAGACAATTCACAAATCCAAGATCAAAATAAAATGGAAACTAACGAAAATGTAAATTTCGACGCCATTTCAGCACAACTTGGACTCGCGAAGGACACTCAGGCCGCAGCGATAGAAGCTCGTATTGCTGAGTTGATGAAGACAGAGGCAACCCTCAAGGAAACTCAGAGTGAGTTGACCGCTGTCAAAATTAAACTCGAAGGCAAGGAAGCAGAACTCGCAAACGTCAACAGTGAACTTAGTGAAGTCAAGGACGCTCTCAAGGCGTACAAGGACGCTGAGCAAGCTGCTCGCGAGGCCGAGATCGCTTCAGTCATTGAAGACGCTATCAAGGCAGGTAAAATTGAGGCTTCTGCAAAAGACGCTTGGGTGACGATGGCTAACGCCGACTTCGCTACTGTAAAAGCAACTCTTGCATCAATCCAGGCCCGTGAGGTAATCACGGCTACAATCGCATCTGATCCCGCTAACGTGGCTACTGTTGAGGAGACATTGAAAGATGTTGACGCTCAGGTAAAAGCAGCTATCAAGGAAAAGTTGGGTGACGTGCAGTTCGACAAATTTTAATTCCCCGTCACAATAACAATGGCTACTATTAATTTTGCCGGTAACACTTATGCGGGCGAGGTTCTTGAAGACCTCCTGGTATATACCGCGAAGGGGAACGAGACTTATGAGGCTGGTCTTGTTCATGTTAAGCCCGGTATTCAAAAACGTTACGTTTTGCCTCACATCCAACTGGGCTCTATCATCCAGGACAACAAGCCTACTCCTACTTCTGCGGATGGCGCTGCCAACGATGAGAGCGGATTTAACCAGTACAAACTCTCTGAGCGTTATTTGGACCCTCAAGACTTCATGGTCTATCTGGAGTTCAACCCTCGCGACTTCGAGGAATACTGGCGCTTTGCTCAGCCCACCGGACCTCTTGTATTCCGTGAACTCGATCCTGCTGTTCAGAAGACTATGCTTCGTCTGCTTCTCGACCGCAAAGATCAGTACATCAACGACTGTATCTGGTGTGGTAAGAAAGGCGGCGTAGATGCCAAAATCACTGTTCCTGAAGGTGCAACTGCTCTTGGTGGCGCTTCTGCTGCTGGCTTGATGAAGTACTTTGACGGTGCTCTCGCTCGTGTTCTTGCTAACCTCAAAGCTCAGGCTGTTGTTGCAGCTGGTGAGGCTTCTGCAATCACCGAGGACATTAAGAACGAGGTTGCTTCTGGTGAGGTAATTCTCGCAGGTGCTGACACTTTCACAACCGGTAAAGACGTTGAAGACGCACTTTACGCTATCTGGATGAAGACTCCGGCTCACGTCCGCAAATCTAACAAGCTCAAATTCGTTATGGGCTGGGATGTTTGGGACCTCTACGACCAGTACCTCACCTCGAAAGAGTACAAGTACGTTGAAAACCCCGACGTTAACCGTCGCACTTTCAAAGGCAAACAGATCATTGTAGTTGACGGTATCCCCGAATCTACAATCTTCTTCGGCAAGTTCTCTAACGACGCTGATTCTTGTCTCTGGATGGCAATCGACTACAGCACCGATGAGGAGTCTGTAAAGGTTGAACGTCTTCAGGCTAACTCCGAACTTTACTTCTTCCAAATGCGCATGAAGATGGACATCAACCTCGTGCGTCCGAGTGAGATTATCGTTTGGACTCCGTACAAGAACGCCTAACTCATTATCGCATAGTATCATCGACAAGAGGAGTGGAGGAATAACGAAACTCCGCTCCTCTTTTTAATTAAAACAATAGTAAACTTTATGGTAAGAAAAAATAAAGCAGCGGTTGAGGAAGAAGCCCCTGTAGTGAACACTGAGGAGACCACCGAGACCAAAGCCCCTCAAACAGAGGAAGCGCCGGTTGATACGCCAGCTGAGACTACCGTTGAAGCACCTGTTGATACCAAGGCTGATGAAACATCGACTGAGGTCGAGTCCGCACCTGAGACAGAAACCGAGAGTAAAGCGGTTGAGGAAGAAGTCCCTGCCGAGAAGCCTGTTCTTACAGACATCCCCGACAAAGCTAAGGCTTACTTGAAACGCCACACCGAAGTTAAGGAGATTTATATCGACAAGCTCGGCGGCGTTTACCCCAGCGACACTCCCAAGGTGTTCGTAAAGAACGCAACTCTCTACCAGAATCCGTATTTCAAATTATAAACTTCTCATACAATGGCATTAGGAAACGTTTTTATGAGCGACCTGGATGGCAACATTCCCAGCACTACAAACACCAATGTAGAAAAGGTTTGCGGTCTCCTCTTCGACATCTCCGGCCAGCCCGATTTTTGGACTAAAGGTGCCGGCGCTGCTATCGCCGATACATGGAAGGACACAGTAGTTGAGCTTAACAGCCTCAACGACGCTGTTGAAGCCGGTATTACCGCTTACACTGGTGAGGTGGATTCGGAGACCAGCGAAAGCACTGACTTGCTCGCAGGTATTCCTTACTACCATATCAGCAAGTTCTACGGTATGGCCGGTGGTTCAGGTCGTTTGTTTGTGATGTTTGCTGACTGTTCTAAAGACTGGAACGCACTCATCGAAATGCAACGAGCTGCTAACGGTGTCATCTTCCAAATCGGTATTTGGACTGAGCAACAGCTCTGGACCAAGCCTGATGAAGCAGCTAACAGTTATTCAATCTCCCTCGTTGCTGACCTTAACCGCGTAGCTAAAGAGCTTGCTGACGATTATTTCGCTCCGGTATCTCTCTTGGTTAACGCCAATACATCTAAGGTCAAAGTCGGCACTGCTACTTCTAACACTATCGCAATTAGCCAGATTCCGTCTTGCGTTATCGACGCTCGCTACGTAACTGTGCTTTTGTCTCAGTCAATGGAAGAGTCTGTTCGCCGTATGCAGGCTTCTCTGACATCTACCACTCCTGTTGGTATTGTCGGCCTTGCTCTTGGCGCACTCACTCAGGCAAGTGTAGGCGAGTCTATCGGTTGGGTTCAGAACTTTGACGTTGTAAGCTATGTACCGGCTATTGAAATGGGCTTCGGTGACTCTACAGTTGCTGACGGTCTTATCACTAACGGTCTTAGCTACTCAGCTTTGACTAAGGCTCAGCTTAACGCTCTTGAGGAAGCTGGTTATGTGTTCTTGCGTACATTTGAAGGTCTTGAGGGCCACGTGTACTTCGCAAATGACCACACCTGCTCTGCCGGCGACTATTGCACTATTGCTCGCAACCGTGCAATCAACAAATCTCGCAAGTTGGTTCGTACCGCTCTGTTGCCTTACGTCAACTCGCCTATCAAAGTTGATCCGTCTTCAGGCGAACTTTCTTCGGCTCAAGTTACTGTATTCGAGAACCTCGTTACAGATGTGCTTGACGAGATGGAGAGCGCTGAGGAGATTAGCGGTACTTCATTCGTGACTGTATCGTCTGACCAAAACATTCTTGTAACTAAAAAGCTGACCCTCTCGTATGGCATCGTTCCTATGGGCTGTGCCGAGTCTATCGAAGTCACCGAAGGTCTTTACGTCAGCCAGTAAACAAAATAGTATAAGAATATGATTATCAATAACGTCGCATACTCATGGGCAATGGTACAGCTCACCGCTCCTGCGTTGACTGGTTCTGCTAATGCCAACCCCACAATTCTTCAGGGTGTTACCGCTATCAAGTGGAACATCAAGAAGAAGGTTGAGTCTAACTATGGTCTGGGCGGTGAACCTGTGAACCGTGGTTTCGGTAATACCGAGTACACGGCACAGATTACAATGGACTACAATACTCAGGTTCAGCTTCGCGCACTGAAAGGTTCGCTTATGAACTTGGGCGAGTTTGACCTCGTAGTTTCATTCGCCAATGAGTTCAACACTCAGGACTTCTCAACCGAGACTGTAACATTGAAGGGTTGCCTCTTTAACGAGGACGGTATGGAGGTATCTCAGGACGATACCAACATCACTAAGGAGTTTGAACTCAACCCGTTCAAGATTGTCCCCAGCACTAAATAACTTCTTCCATAGAGTTTATTAGAGTGAACGGTGCGGCATCGGTTAATTCCGGTGCCGCATTTTCTTTGCTATATTTTCACCTCATC